GTAGTGATTCCAGTATAGGTTATAACCTCATTATTAATTCTAAATAGTCCATACTGTCCAGGGAATCCTTTAGTGCTATTTACGGCGATTGTAGTGTCCGTAGAAGAGATTCCTGAAGTAACATGGGTGCTGTCAACTATAACTTCTGGAGTTAAGTTGTCTAATTTCAGATATTGATCCAAATTATCGGCAATATCAACTGGTCCACCTTGATATTCCTGAGAAATATAATATTGCTTTAAAAATTCTACTGTTTTTGGATTTTCATCCAAAATGAACTCAGGCAGTTGATTGTCAATAATTTGTTGAATCTTGACTTTAGATTCAAATCCAGTCTGTATCATACTACTCTCTTATTAGATTCCCGTTTAAGTAACTTGATGTGTAATAGTCTCTAGTAAATACCGTTCCCGATATTTCGTCTCCTGATGAAATAACATCCTTCACCATATTTATTGAACTTGCTGAGATGTTAAAATTAAGATACAAATCTTTTAATCCAACCACATCATTTGACTCCGGAAAAGCCTGAATTTCAATAATATTGTTTTGTTTTTCTGTTGAAGTAATTTTTATGGTGCCAATATTGATTTCGCCTTTAATATAATCAACAGTTCCTGCCGATTTTACAACAACTCTCGTTGATTCATTACTAACTGGTTTTACGATTGACAAAATTCCTGTCATTCCATCAGAATTGGGAATATCTGTCAAATAAACAACGTCAGGATCAGATGCAATTCTAAATCCGGTTGATTTAATGTTATATCCGGTTAAATTTACATGAAATCTATTTCCATAGCACAATTCATACTGTGCAAATTGATTTACAACTGCTTTTAAGTCTCTTCTAATCCTAACTTTAGTAATATTAGAGGTTATAGAAGTGTTAGTGTTGTCAATAATTTGTTGAATTTTACTATATCTAAATCTTCCACCAAATTTGTTGATTTCTAAAGAATTTGAATAAGTTTTGAGAGTATCCAACACTCTTGTCTTTAAAGTTTCGGCAGTTGATATTCTTGAATAGTCATAATAAACTGAAGAATCAATCTCAACGTATAAAATTTTAAGATCTGTTATCTTTTGGTTTATTCCAGAGACAGTATATTGTTTTAATTGTGATAAAATTCTAGATTTATTGAAATCAGAGACAAAAGTTCCATTTTTTGGTTTAATACTAATATTCACAGTACCAAATTGTGGAGGAGTCATCTCTTCTCCGCCAATCACAGCAACAGATTCTGTGTCTGGATAAATGCTCTTAATAATTGCCTCATAATCACGACCAGTTACTGCTCTAGATTGTGCGGAATATATTTTTGGAGCGTAATATCTAACTGAATCAACGGATTCAATTTCAGATCCATTCTGAGATGCTTGATTTAACGTGATTGTTATATTAGAGGGATTAATATTATTGTTTTCTGAGGTCAAAAAACTTCCGGCCATGGAGAAATTGGATACTCCATTGCCTTCAATACCATTTGATATAATATAATTGGCAGTAATTATATTACCATCAGAATTTTGATCGGTTCCAAGTTTTTTTCCTATTAATCCATCACCAAAAAGTAATTGATATTTTTCATCTTGTATCTCTTGAAGAAGATAAATTTGAGAACTTGGTGTTACATTAACGATATTATCAACTAAGGAGTATTCGATACCAATTCCCACATCATTTTCTTTTTTGATATAAACTTTTAAACTGGAAGTATCAACGAATGAATTATCAATAATAAATTTCTGATCAAGAGAACCATCATATAAGAATTGTTTGGTTAAATATGTGCCTTCATAAATTTCAATATTATCAAAAGTTGCAACTCCATTAACAAAACCTCTAGTAAGGTCTTCGGGTATTGAAAATACGTATGAAGTATTGGCAGAATTACCAGTACATACAAGACCTCTCTGAAGAGTCACCTGAGCAGATGAATCTCCATCAGGTCTTTGTATTGAAAATGATATTTGTGCCCTTGCAGAGGTTCTGGAACGGGGTACATAACCAATATTTCTTGCTAAAGAAACAACATTCTCTCTAAGGGTGGCAGAATCCAAAAAGGATTCATTCACAATCATGTTTGAGTTGAATGCTGTGATATATGTGTTATATGCTAGAGTGTCTATTAAGACGGAAAAGTTAGATCCCTCAAAATCAAAATCGGTAAAAGTTGAATTTGCACGAAGATAATCCTTAATGGATGTTTTTATCTGATCAAAATCTAGATTTGTATACTTAGTAAAAGGCATATTATCTCGTTGCCTCTAAGAGGAAAGAAAATTCTTGAGTTGGAAACTCTTGTCCGATGATATCGAAGATGATTGTGGCATTAAATGTATTCCTGTCCGGAAAAGGATCAACCTGGACCTGTACATTATCAATTCTTGGTTCAAAGTTTTCAAGTGCAATCTCTATTTGATTTTGAATTACTGATGCAGTACCAAAATCAACAAATTCGAAGAGACTACTTCTGACTTCAGATCCCAATAAAGAATTAAAAAATCTTTCAGTAGGAATAGTTTCTACTATATTTCTTACGGATCTACGAATCGCACTTTCATTTTTCAATATTTGTAGATCTTTAGTAATAGGATGTGCATCAAAAGATAAACTAATATCTTTAAATGCTCTTGATATCCTTTGAATGGCCATTGACAAGGAGTTTTTCTTTATTTATAACTTAATAATTAGGAATTTGATCCTCATTTTTATGTTCTTTGGCAGTTTTCCAGAAATAATTGTCATCATTACCAAGTCCATCACGGTCATGACCATTTTCTACCTGATAATAAACAGTCGAAACTTTGAAATCCGGGATCTTTGGTGTCTCTGGTGTCAGACTATTGTCAAAAATACGAGTTCTATTATTTGGATAGAGACAGAACTGCCCATTATCAAGTTCAATTAAGTTATGAGACTTGTGTTCTGATGGATTTTCACTGGTCGAATAATCAATTGCATCAGCATCTTGATGATAATTATCAATCGTGCAAACATAAGTACCCGTTTGAGTTCCATAATCACGAGTATAAACTTCAAAATGCATTGAACCAATGAATTGCTTTTGAATTGTTGTAACACCATAATCCATACAGTTCCAAAATTGTAGATTATGAAGTGTCATATCAGGAGTTGGTTTTTCCGGAGACGAGACAAACGCGCTTATAGGTAACTTATCATACATTGCGGCATACTCTGGTAAGTATGTTTCAAAATAAAAAGCACGCCCAGGCATCGACTTAACCGATACCCAGACGCCCTTTACAAATTCACCATGACCACTTTGATGATCGGTGAGATATTCTTTTCTTACCCATACTTCATAAGCAGGTAAATTTGAGATCAAACAAGACATGAAGAAAGTTTAATAGTTAATACTATCTATTATCTTCCCTGACCTCTATACTTCTTACGAGCCGCGTTTCTGGATGTTGCAGAATACGTCGTGTTCTTACCATTACCTTGACGAGTTTTTTTCGGTTTTGATTCAATGTTTCTTTCGCCATTTAAACCAACCTTTGATCGTACTGCCATAAGACTCCTTATTCCTCAATAATAATTTCAGTTCTAATGTTACCTGATTGACCTGTCTCATAAAATTCTATGGACAGGTCCTCTATTTTATCGAAAAATTCTTCAGTACTCAATTGATCATAAAGAATTTTATCATCTACAAGAATTCTATAAAATTCCTGACGTGCCATCTTAGATTACTCGCATCTTTTCGTGTCCAACGCGAACACGAGGATCACACCAGATCTCGAAACCTGCCTCCTTTGCATCAAGGCAGAATGAGACATCCTCTCCACACATATCCTGTACTTCGCCACTCTCGAAGACTTGCATCTTTGGTGCAAACCATGGATACTTCATCTCATCATTCTCCCAGACTCCGTGCTTGATGAGTAACCATCCAAATCCGGCATAATCTACGGTGAATGGAGATCTACGCTTTGAAATACTTTCAACCGTTTCATGATTCATGACACCGCCATTATTACGGAAATCATCCTCTTCCATCCAATGTGCCACTGAGGTTGTTCTGCCATCTTCTGTGGCATACCATCCAGATGCAATGTCTTGATCCATTAGAACTAATTGCCAAAACTTCTCAGTATTGAAAATAATATCACTATCAATCCATAANTGATAA